AGAACCACCGGTACCACCGGACATAGTAGCATTAACACCAACGCCAGAGCTACCCAAAACACCAGCAGGAGTAACACCGGCAGCACGATAGCGCTCGAATACCTTAGACGGGTCGTTATATGCATTTTCATAGTCAAACTGCTTTTGCCAATTACCATACTCATACTCGGCCTGCTTTTGCATCTGCTCAAGAGCATACTTTTGCTGAAGAGCCATTTGTTTTTGAGTATACTTCCATTGACGACGAGCGTTCATGCCAGCAAATAACTGACCAATGGAACCAGAAATCAAACCAGAAGATCCGGAAGTAGCAGCACCACGAAGCATCTGACCGCCAAATGTAGCAGCAGCAACAGGAATACCCATAACTACGGACGTTTAAAATTACCTATCTGTTCATACGTAATAGTTGTTCTTGTGGTATCTCCAGACTTAATAGAGGATGCCGACTGGACAACATAATGTCTCGCCGTACACGATTCGAGGAAAAAAGCCGCAAGGGCAGCCACGATCGCTGCAACCAAAGTCCAAAACTTTTTGGAGTGTAATACATCTTTGATAGTCATTTTTGAAGAATTTTTTAAGAGGCTACGGCGCCGCGCCCTCACTTCGTTCGGGTCGATTCTCCGAATCGCGAAACGCGTCGCCTCGCTACAATGGTGTAAACAATTAAAGAACGATAGAAAAATACGCGGCCTCTCCGGCAGTCGTTACCATTAAACCTTCAGCAATTCACCCACTCTTGCCGAAGGGGTCCGCGCACGTAGCATATATCGTCAAGTAAAGAAAGAACTATTTTTCTTCAGCGACAGAAATAGATGGCTTAGAATCAGAACCTTTGGGGACGTCAAGAGCAGAGTCAATAAGCTCCTGGCCAACTTCAAGTCCATCAAACTTATCCATACGAGAAAAGCTATTAGGGTCGAAGTTAAGATCGGGATCAAAACTATCGCCCCTATCCCAATCAGACTGGGAAACCACAATATCAGGACGACCAGGAAGAAGATCAACCGAACCGGAACCATCAAGAACAGACATAATACGCCCACCACGTGAAACGTACTGAGGAGGATCCTCAAGAAGCCAATTAAGTGCCATAATACAAACAGATTAACGATTAGACAAACGAGTAGCGAAAGTTTTGTTAACAAGATTCTTCTTGCGAACGCTATAAGATAGATTCACGAAAAAATTATCCTCAACCTTCGAAATAAAAGGCGAATTAACTTGAGACATGTCAACAAAAAGAGCCGGAAAATAACGAGACGCGGAACCCGTACCGGGGAGACTTGTCCAGGAGATATTTCTCTGCTGTACCCAATAAGAATATAAAGGTAAAGAATGAGTATCACCAAACTGAACGTTTAAGGAACCTAACACCTCATCATAAGATGATCGAAATTCGTTAAAGCACGGCTCTCTTGCAATGGTAGAACCAGCGTTGGCGGCAAGTCCGAGCTTGAACCAAGAGACATCCTGATAGCCAATATCGTTATAAATGGGGTTAAAGTAATCGCTGCCATTATATTCAAGATAATCAGGAAGAATCGATGCCCAATAATACACAGGTCGAATACTTAACATATCAATCATATAACCGGGCTCACGAAAATAATACGACTGTGAACGACCAAGTTGTGAATTGAAAGCGATAGCACCACCCTGCTGCCCAAGGGGATTGCCTTCTCCACCTCCTATGGTAGCTTGAGAAAAATTATTAGTGCCGCTCTGATTCATGACAACCTGAACGTTCACCGTCTGCGAAGCACTAAACAACAACATAGGACGATCAACGTGCTCGATCCTCGAAGCAAAAAAAGTCTCAAGCCAATCCGAAAAACGATTACCGCCAGCACCAAGGAGGTCTTTATACTCCTGAAGGCGGGAAGCAATAGCCAGCTGCGGAATAGTAGAAACACCAGACATAGAAACAGAGTCAGAGATACCCACAGGCAACAAACGACTATATCGATCCGGATTGGAAGGTACAACCGCAAGAGGATGACACTTCGTGAACAAATCAGTAAACTGAATAGTTACGCTATCAGAGGGAAGAGAAACACTCGTCTGACTACTTGGAATCCGAGTAAAAACAAACTGACTATGATCAGCGACAGGAAAGCCGTCACCAGAAATAGCAGATGAAGAACCAATGTCAGAATTTACAATCTGCTTAAAAAGGTTCCAGCGATTATAAGTGTTGTTTGTAGAGTCAACTGCAGCCGGATAAAATTGACTCTCATAATAAGCGTCTAAAAATTCGATATTTCCAAAACACTGACGAAAAATAGTCGCATCAGAATAAACGTTAATCTGATAACCATCAGACGAGGAATTCGGAGTGATAGTCCACGCAGCAGGCCAAGCATAAGAATACAGGCCCCACTGAGAATACCCGTAGTAATTACGAACAATATCCCAATAAGCGAGATAAGAATCCGCGTTAACATACGAGCCGTTAGTCATTGAAGCTCTATTCAACGAGACTTGGGAAAGCCCTACGCTAGTACCCTGGGGAAGAGTCGGCAAGGAGGCGCGGAGCCAAGCAGAAAGTGAATTCTGAAAGCCGTGATTGTTTGAAAAGATACCAGCACTAGTCACCGCAGAAGCAGTAAACGCATTAGGTATCCAATTGAAACTAACATTGTTCATATCAAACTTACTACTATTCGTCCTCATTTCCGGGTGGTAAAGCTGCATAGGCACCCAGAAACGATGAAGCCGCACCGTATAGGGATTAAACGACGGCACAGCAAGAGGATTCGATCGAACATCGATGCCCTGGGCAATAGACACGCGATCACGAGCGTTGATGAAATCAATACGGACAGGATACAAAATACCGGGAGTACAAGTGAAAGCTTTGGACTCCGGGACATCATACCGTGAATAACCGTTCACGACATGAGAAATGAAGCTTTGTTTTGGCATATAAGAAAATTAAGTTAATGAAAGGCCATAAAAGTCATACCAAGATTCAATAATATCACGGTCAAGCCAAGTAGGAGGATCCATAGCAGGAATAGGACCGGCCGAAGCGAATTCACGGAACTTTTTCATCTCCCAACTATACGTCTCTCGACAGGATAAGGAGGAAGAGGGTAAGTATTTTTTAACACACAAATCAACGACACAACGAACCAAAGAAGACTTGCTAAAACGTGCATAAGCATCAGCAGAACGAATTTCACGAATGAGTTTATCTCTCTGCTTAAGGTATTTAAGATAATACCGAGGAATAGAATAATTATACGTGACACTCGCCTTAAGGTCCAGATAAGACCAAGACGAAACAGAAGTAGAAGGGGCAAGGCGATTGCCAAGATAATCACCAACGCCAGCAGATACGAATTTTCTCGTATAACGTCGATGCTCGAGGACTCGAGCCAAAGGTGTAAGTTTTCCATCTATAAAGAGATTTTGATCGGAGATTTGCGCAGGGTCAAATTTAATTTGCTTAGTAACATATTTGACGACATATCGCGCACGCTTATGCGTGCCTTTTGCAAGCCATACAAATCCAAGGTCACGAACAGCGGACCTAATTTCATTGTACAAGACATTGGTTCCAAAGAGGAAACCGTGAAAGTGAAGGCGTGGATATTGGCCCGTCTCGGGATGGGTGCCAAACTCCTGGAAAAACGCATGCTTAAAGGAGTGACCGATTTTATGTCGAACACGCTCATTCCATCGGCGGATAAAGCGAGCCGGATCTCGCAAAGCTTCTTCATAATATTTAGGAGAAATAGTTATAGTAATAAAAATCGCCTGTTGATTCTCAATCTTACAGCGGGCAAGTTCGCGTTCAAGACGAACAAACCAATCATTACGAAGCCTACGAAGGCAATCCTCACATTTGCCACAAGGGACCATTAACCATTGACGAGAAATATCCCAAGGAGCAAGGGCGAGAGAACTCTTAGCGTAATCGGATATATCCCGGAAAGGAGCATCTTTCCGAAAATAACGCCGATTCCGTATCCATATAGGATGAGAGCAAGCCATTAAAAAAGAGATTGAAGTAAATCTATTTTAAAATGAGGATAAGATGCAGACATAGACTGCAAATAACGACACGCAGCATCAAAGTCGGCGAACCAGGCAAACGTAAAGCGACGCCGACCGCGATAATAACCGACCGACCATCGAAGGGGTTGACCTTCAATGACCGGACAGCTACGAGGACGATCAAAAAAATCCATACTACAAAACATTACCAAGGACAGGGCGACGGATTACACGGGTGCCATTCCCCTTACTCTTTTTCTTTTTCCGTGACATAACCTTCAGGTAAAATAAATACAACAAAATTAGGATAAAGTTCAAAGGAAGCGCCAGCACATAGAACGACCTTCGCAAAATCAGCCATACAATCAGCCTTGATATAAGCCTGCGAACTCAAAAGGTCCGAAAGACAAACAAAGTCAAGGACTTCGGCGGGGAGAATGTTGACATCGGCAGGCACGAAATGACCGTCGATAATTGAACCAAAAGCAAAATCAAAAACTTTTAATTCGGGAGCGATGCGACGAATTGCAATCTGATACATAAGGATATTTAAATTAAAGGTTAAGGAGAGTCAAAATAAGCTTCCATTTAGCATTGAGAAGATGCCAATATTCTCCTCCTTCGGGAGTCGATCCCCAATGAAAGGCGGAAAGAATATAACAATCGGGAGTATGATCCCCAAGCGATTTAAAATAACAAAAAGGCCGAACCTCAGAAAAATTACGTATAAAAGAATCATAGGCGTCATTCCGCCTCAAAAAAGTATAAAAAAGCGAAAGAGTCGAATTGTCGGAAAATTTGGATGATTTTTGCATAATGAATGAGAGTTTAATAGTTTGACAACACAAATATAAATAAAAGAAATGAATTTCCAAAAAATAGAAAAAAAAATCAACGATTCGTCCGAGATTGAGAATTTCGAGCGGAGGAGGAGTTTCGAGTACCAGACATCTCACGAATAACATAGCCCTTCGGATTTCCAGCAGCATCATAAACAGTAGTACGAGTAGACTGGCTAGAAGTATCAGTACCAATATCAGTGCCGACAGTATTAGTAGAAGATCCAAAACCTCGCATACCACTACGAAACATCAAAGTTTGAATAATAGATGTAACAGCCTTAAGCGTTTCCCATTTCCAACGATTTTCCTCGTTTTTCTTCTCGGCAGCCGTCCTACCAGCGGCCTGCTCGGCCTGCGCAGGTTTCCAAGCCGCAGCCTGAACATCCGCAAGAGTAAGCATACCGAAAAGATCTTTGAGCGAATAAATCTTCTTGTTGCCTGACGAATCCGTAAGCTCCCAACGCTTATCCCAATTATTCTGAATCTCATGCTGAAGATCTAGAATTTGGTTATACGTCAAACTGGCCAGCTGTTTCTTATACGAAGCATCAGCCATATTACTTCGAAACATCGACCAAGTAAGAAGCAATTGAGAGTCAAGTTGAAGACGAAGATACTCATTCTGAATATTAGAAGACTTAGCTTTATTAATACGATCCTGGTAATCTGCAAGAACGGCATCAATTTCACCTCCAACAGTCCACTGCTTCACAATAAGATCGAAACCAAGAATAGCATTTTGAGTATCAATATATTGGGCATCATTTAACTCATGCTTCTCACGAGCTCGCAAGAGAGCAAGCTGGGCGTCATCATACAATTTCTGAAAACCAGCGGCATGCGTAGAGTTTTCAATCTGATTCGCTTCAGCACGATCACGCTGAGCAGCAGCATTATTACGATCAATAACCGATTGATTGGCCATATTTTGACCTAAGGCGGTCATATCGAAAGGACCAGAACCAGGGCTAGGAAGACCACCAGAAGGACCATTAGCACCAATAGAACCACCGGTACCACCGGACATAGTAGCATTAACACCAACGCCAGAGCTACCCAAAACACCAGCAGGAGTAACACCGGCAGCACGATAGCGCTCGAATACCTTAGACGGGTCGTTATAT